TCATAGATGAAGAATCACTCCATGCATCTTTTAAACCATTAGCACCACTATAGAAAAATTTCACATCACCTAATTTTTTTAATTCATCCTTATCTGATGTATCGAAGGCTGTATCAATATCTAACTTTACTGATCCAAGTGAAAGAGTGCCATCGCTACCAGATGCCTTTTGATATATAATAGTCCATTGTTTACCTAATTCTTTAATAGTCCCAGGAGCTATATTATCTGCTCTGAATGTATCTGCTGAAAATGTTATTGAACCAGATGCATATAGGCTTGTTCCTTCATAAATAAAAACATTAAAAGTAGCACTAGCAGAGTGCTTATGACGTAACCTAATATTAAAAAGCCTGTGAGTTGCCCATTTTTCTGGCACTGAAGTAAAGCCAATTGCATAGTTAGTTGAGCCACTTACACTAACGCTTGCAGCAGTATCAATATCTCTATCAAATGCTAGGTGAGTATTGTCAAATTCTGTGTTTGTACCTGTTCTATTGCGACTTTCAAGAGCAAAAACACGACCTGCTGCGCGCCTGCTAGTTGGAGTTTCTAATGCATTAACATTTTCTACAGTTGTTGTAGCATCTGTTGCTGCTCCAGTTTGTGCTTGTAATGGTAGAAAAACATCTTCACCATGATGTATGTTTATTTGACTACCAGAACCAGAGTTATATGATCTTGGCATAATAGTTCTAATTCTTTCTTCATCAACACTGTGTACAGGAACTGGATAAAGATTTGTATCGCAAAACGCGGGTGTATTAAATGAGCTATCATTTTCATCATAATCACCTACAACATATGGAACGTAAATATTAGTGCTAGTTGTTTTGGTTTGTGGAAACTTAATATCATCAAATGGTCTTTGTGTGTTAAACTGCAATGTTAGAACGTCATTTTTAAATTTTATATCATTTAATCTAAATGTGCCAATTTGAAATGCATCATCATCATTTATTTTCGACAATAATCTCATTTCTCTATTTATATAATCGTTAGATGTACCAAATAAATCTTGACTTAATTTATTTCCTTTGTAAGTAAAATCGTGTAATTGAATTGTTACATTAGAAGTTTTAGCAATTGATTTTTGCAAATCAATTGATTCTCTTATTTTAGGTTTATTCGTTATTACTCCATGATAAAACAATCCTTTATCACTTATGTTTGCAAATGATAGTGGTACAAAATTATTCCAGTATACGATTGCATTATCACTATGACTTGCAGCAGACGTACCTAACTGACCTCTTTCTATAAAAATTAAATCTCCAGACAATTTAGAAATCAACATTATTTCATTGTCAATCTTAATATAGTCACCAGCAAGAAGAACATCACCATCGTCTATTGTAAAACTTGATGCACTACTACTAAACCCACCAGAATCATCTACTAAATTAGCTGCTCCACTAGCCTGTAATATTTGATCATATCCACCATCACCATTAGCAGAGCGGTGCGCAAACGCTATTTGAACTAACCAGTTTTCTTTTATATTTGAGGATTTTACACTAGAACCATAAGGCATTACGCTAATCCATTAGATAGAGTATTTTCAATCTCAGGCATCAATGTGTCTCGTACAAACTGTTCATTACCAATAACATTGCCTTGTATATTGACATTAATACTACCACTTTGCCCAGTACGATTCATTTGTGCTAGATTCTGTACACCAATGTTTTGCACTGCTTCTCTTCTCATAACGAACTCTCCTGCCTGCGCCATAATTGGTACGTTATCCTGACCTTGCACCATACCGCCATTTGCGAAGCGTTGTATACCATTGTTTGTTATTAACCCACCAGTATGCCCAATAAATGCTGAAAGTAAATTTAAAGAAGCTCCGAATACTTGACCTGTTGGGCCACCTGCAATACTAGCAAATGAGCCTATAACCTGTAAAAGAGCAGAAAGTTGTTTATCTGTATCTGAGGAATCTGATCTTAGAGTACGTATTGCGCTTGCCATTGCATTAATACTACCTATAGCAATTTTTGTAGTATCTACAAGTTTAGTATTTTTCTCACCCACTTCATCCAACTGATTACCTAACATCGCAAGCACCGCATCAACATTGCCAAATTCTTCAAACAATTTTCTATTTTCTTCAACCATTGCAATAGTTGATTCAATGTTTTTTCTTTGGCCTTCTTCTGTTTGCGCAAATAAGCTAACAAAAGTTTTTTGTTTATCTTCTCTGGCCTTTTCTTGTTTTGTAAGCTCTTCAACAGCTTGTGCAGCCTTTTCTAATTCTTCAGTCAATAAGTTATTAGCCTGCGCATGTCTTACAATAACCGATATTGCGTTAGCCTGCTCCTTTGTTAATGTAATATACTCATTGCTTGCAATTTGAAGAAACTTAGAATTTTCATCAATTGAAGCTGTATTTACGTCAAAATTGTTTTTTAACTTACCTAACACCGCACCTTCCGCTTGAATAACTTGACCTATTTCATTAATAACATCTAATCGTCTTTGTTGCGCTTCAACATTAGATTCAACATCTTTTGCTTCTGATTTTCTTGCTGTATGAATTAAAGTTAGTGCATCTCCCAACTCTACAGAGCGATCTTTTGCTAGTTGTATATTATCATTGCGCAGTTTTTCAACTGCATTTAGTCTTTCTATTTCAGATTTTAATAGTCTTATTTTATCTATTTGCTTTAAAACTTCTTGAGATGCTAATTCATTTGTCTTTGTAAAAACTATCATTTGATCACTAGCACCATCTAAAGCCATTAATTGAAGCGTCAGTGACTTTTCTTGCTCATCTAGAGATTGTGTAAACTTCTCCATGGCACTTTCTACTTTACCGCTACTTGTAGCCATTGCATTATTAGCGTCAACCGCATCACCTAGGCTATTAGCATATGCTTCTAAATCTTTTTTAGCATCTTCTATTTCTTTGCTTGTATCCTCAACTTCCTTTGTTAAGTGATCAAATGTACCCATTGCTTCAAATAACTTATCAAGCAATACCGCAAGCCCAGTAAGGAGAACACCAATACCAATTCTTTTTAGAGCCATTCTAAATTTATCAGTTGCTAATGATGCTAATGTGACTTGTAATCGATACACCGCAAATGTACTCCCAACAATACTAATAGCTAATGCAGCTTCCGCTAATTGTTTTTTGTCAATTCCTTTTAAAAATTCCTGAGTAGCTATAACAGCTTCTTTTAGCGATGGCATTAATATGTCACCTATAACAGCTTGCACTCTTACAATTTGATCTTGCATATTTCTGAATGCACCTGTAAAGGTTTGAGATAGACGCTCTGCGCTACCAGAAATACGCCCATCTGGGTCAGCCAATGCTTCTATCAGTGCTTTTCTAAATTCTGGAAGTGTAAGTTTTGTTAAATCCTCGATACCTTGAGAATCTTTTATAATTTGAAGTATTCCTCTTTCTCGGAGTATATCTGCTGCGCCTGCTCCTCCAGCGAAGGCACGACCCAGCGCACTTGCTGCTTCAGTAGCTGTTGTACCCATAAACGCAGCCAAATCAGTTAACGATGATAGTGTAGCTTTTGAGTCTACACCAAACGCTTCTAACTGCGCACCTGCATTTACTACATCCTGGAGTGCAAATGGTGTAGTAGTTGCGATGGCGTTAAACCGACTAAATGCAGATTCTGCGCCCTGCACACTGCCAGTTAATCCAGTTTTTACATCTTCAAAACCAGATGATGCCTGCACAAACTTATTAACAAAGACTGTTGCTCCGCCTAATGCAAAGCTATATACTAATAATCTATTTCTTAAACTACCTAAACTGCCAATAAGTCCATTGGTCTGACCACGTAAGCTATCTGCTGCTCTTTCGTATGATTTAGTATTTTTTTCTAAAGTTTTAAAATCGCGAGTAGCTCGTGAAAAACCTTTACTGCGTACCTCAATTATAAATTTCTTTTCAGCCATTTTCTTTCTTTATATCTTCTGATTGGAGTGCATTAAATTCTTCATCTATAGCCGAAAAGATGACTAAGCGGTGATAATCTGCTTCATCTATGTTATTTGCTAAAGGTAGATTAAATCTTTTCATAGCCATGTATTCCTCAAGCGAAAATACAGTCTCAGGCGTTAAAAAGTACGTTGAGTCGGCACAGAATACTAATGAATGATATAACGCAGCACCAAGCGTAAATTTTCCATCTTTGCTCTCATCTACGATACGCCATATTTCATTCCATAGTTCTTCTTCGTCATATGTGATGGTTTTCTTT